CCCCACGTCTATATATTCCCCCCTCCAAAATTTTAAGATTTACTTGACATTTATAAATTAATAGTATATATCTTGTATTGAAAACGTATACAATCGAGGAACTTATAAAGAGAGTCTTGTTAAAGGGCTCTCTTTTCTTTTTTTATGGCAAAACATAAATCAACATTATCGGCTAAACACTATAAAGCGTTGGAATTATTTGAAGAAGGCTTGCTTTCTATCAAAGAAATAGCTAAAGCCTGCGGATTCGGTGAATCCGATATGTATAAGCTCTTTGAAGGAAACATTCAAAAGATGGGTGAAACCGCCGCTTTATTCAAAGAAGAGGTGGCAAAGATAACCCAACGCACAGTTGCTCAGACTCGAGACATAACTAAAGATTGTAAGAAGTTGGCAATGTATGCTTTAAACGACAGATTACGTGAATTAAAGCAAATGAAGCCTTCTAAAAGTGTTACAGATGAAATTACCCGTATCATGAACAGTTTAGCTAAGTCAACGCCAAACGTTGAGATAAGTTCATTTAGCGTCTCTAAAGGCTTAACGGCCGAGGAGTTACGGCATGAGTTTACCAGACTTAGTGCGATTGCCAGAAATGCATCTCTCACAGGACGATTTCCAACTTTTGAGCCGGGAGAACCAGGAGAAATACCTGGAATTACTGAATCAGGAGATACAGTACCGGAAGAGTAGGCGATTGCTTTATTATCAGCCGCTTGAGAAAACAGAGCTTTTTCATAAGTCTCCTGTACCTACGCGCGCATTATTCGGCGGTAACCGTTCCGGGAAGACTACGGCAGGCGGCACAGAGTTCTTATTCCACGCTACAGGTATCTATCCCAAATGGTATCCTGAAGCCCAACGCTATAAAGGCCCGATAAGGGGTCGTATTATTGCTAAAGACTTCCAGAAAGGCGTTGGCGAAGTTATCATCCCCCTCCTTGAAGAATGGCTTGATTCAAGCCTTGTAGCAAAGAAATTCCGCAATCCTATAGGCATCCCCGTTAAATGGACATTAAAGAACGGTTCTGTCTTCGATATCCTCACTCATGAACAGAATACTGAACAATTTGAAGGCTGGAAGGGGCATATAGCTTGGTTTGATGAACCGCCGCCCCGAGATAAATATATTGCCACGTTACGTGGATTAGTAGACTTTAGAGGCCGGAACTGGCTCACTCTGACCCCCCTAACCCAGCCTTGGATTTATGATGAAATATATACTAAATCTGATGCTAAACGTATCTTTGCCGTTACTATGGACATTCGGGAGAACAAGCATTTAGACCCTAAAGCCATAGCAGAGTTTGAAAAGAACCTTACGGAAGAGGAGAAAGAAGCTAGATTGCATGGTAGATTCATGCATTTATCAGGTTTAATCTATAAAGAGTTTGATTCAAATATACATCTGATAGAACCGTTCCAGATCAAAGAGAACTGGACACGGTACTTTTGTCTAGATACACACCCTAGAATCCCCACTGCATGCGTATGGCTCGCCGTAGATCCGCATGACAATCATTATATCTATGATGAGTTGTGGATTGGAGACATGACGGTAGAGCAGATTTGCCATGCCATACACGTGCAAGAAGGGGAGCTCAAGCCAACCTTCAGGTTTATAGACCCGGCGCTTGATGCAGACAACGAATTGATGGGTGGATTTAACATTCGTAAGGAATTTATGAAGTACGGGATTTATTGTACAAATGCTAACAATGATCCTGACTTGGGCAGAAGCCGTATAAAGGCGGCTCTGAAGCCTCGCTATATGCCTCAAATTCGCACAGAAATGCCCCAATTACGCATCTTTCGTACCTGCAGAAGGGTTGTATATGAGTTTCAGCATTACACCTATGCAGAACGCCATAATCACCAGGACTACTATGACCTGAAAGAATCACCTAGAAAGAAGGATGATCATACGATGGATTGTATAAGATATATATATAATGCTGGTCCGAGGTATATTTCTCCGGAATCGCAGGACGAGCCAGAGGTAGAATATGAGGGTACATATACTAAGTATCCGACAAATCGCCTTATAGATGATAGTAAATACCATGAACTTACTGAATAACGGAGGATATGATGGCAGTAGATAAAGACCCGATGGTAGAGCATGTAGTAAAAGAGTTTATCAGATATGAGCAGTTTCATGCTGATCGGTTTGATGAGGCTGAAGAGATATACAAGATGTGGAAGAATACGCCTCCTAAGCGTGGAAATGATTGGCAAAATGCTGTTAATGTGCCTTTAGTTGTTGAAGGTGAACAAACTATAACACCGCGTATATATACAGCTTTATTCCCTACTGATGCTCCTGTAGACGTACAGGTAGAGGGTGATGCGCCTGAAGAGCAGGGTATAAGGATTCGAGGGATAACTCAACATCACTTTAGGGTTTCTGACGTTCAGGGTGAGGCTTTACCCATGCTGACACAAAATACTTTATTGGGAACAGCATATTCCGAAGGGGGAAGCTGGTACATCCGTAAAGGGTATCAATATAGGAACGATATAAGATACTTTGCTACAATAGAATCAAGGCCTGATTGCAAGTTTGTTGACTTCTTTGAGATGTTTCCACACCCGGCTAAGATGCGTATGGATGACGGATTGCCTATAATTAGGCGCAGATTCATAGATAGAGAGGCTTTAAAGCGCTTGGCAACGCAAACTAAGTTTGATGTTTCTTCGTTGGCTGACGCTTTAAATAGCAAATCCCAGGCAATTCTTAAAGAAGAGTATGATGCGGATAACCCTGCTTATGAGATTCTTGAGTATTGGGGCCCGTGGAATGAAACAGAAAAAGACAAGGATGGCAAGGAAACTACCATATCTGCAATACCATATTGGATAATTGTGGTTAATAGAGAGGTTAAATTGCGTGGGATACCTAATCCGTATAATCATCAGATGCCGCCATATACCAGAGTGAAGCTATTTGAGAACCCTAAGCCATCATGGTTTGGCGTTGGAATAGGACAGATTGGGAAGCCAACGCAGGAAAGAATCAATAAAATCGTGAACCAACGGCTTGACAACGTTGACTTGGTTCTTAATAAGCAGGGCTTCTATGACGGTAACGATCCTCTAATCAACACCAAGAAACTTAATGTTTCTAAGCCAGGTATGTGGCGGAAGGTCTCCAATACTGTTTCATCTATCCGTTGGATGGATACCCCGGATGTTACTTCTTCTTCCTACCAGGAGGAGCAGCTAGCCAAGCAGGATTTCAGGGAAGCTACTGGAGCGGTTGCTAATTTAATGCCTGAAGTGGGTTCAGAGCATAGAACGGCACTAGGTATACAGATACTTCAGGGTGCAGCAGGCATGCGGTTTAGGCCGGTACTACGTAAGATGGAAACAGATTTTATACAGCAGTTGGCTATGTTCTACTTCTCTAATTTGAAACAATTTATGACGGATGCCGAATGGATAAAGATTACAGGAAAGAACGGTGAACAGCAACCGATAAGGGTATCTCCTGAAGAGATACAAGCGAAGGTTTATTTTATTCCTACTGGTATATCAGAAACGTTGAATAAAGAAGTTACGATAGGACAGTTGTTGAGATTTAAAGAGATAACCGCACAGGATCCTACAGTAAATAGGGCAGAGATTAATAAAAGGATAGCGGAGCTTATGGGTTTCAAGGATATCAACAAGTTGTTAACACCTATGCAAATGCCTCAAGTAGGCGGACTAGACCAGAATAAACAGATGCTTATACAGCAACGTCTTGCTGAAGGAGCTTCGCCGGAGCAGATAAAGCAGGAACTCTTAGGCCCGCGTCCGCAAGAACAACCGCAGGAGGCGATGTAATGAAGATGAGTTTAGAGAAGGCCCAGGAGATTAACAATACATCTATCTGGAAAGACATTGTAGGTGAAATAGATTTCAGAATAGAATCTTGTCTTGAGAAGTTAAAATCATGCCCCGAACAGGATTTGGGTGAGTTGCAAACGAGAATAAGGATTTTAGAATCAGTTAAAAACCTTCCTGATGATGTAATTGATAGGGAGGAAACAGTAGACGGTATTATCGGACCGTACCGTGAAATCGGTTCGTAAACAAGGAGGGCTTAATGCCTGAACCAATTAAAACGCCAGCGCCGGGCGCACCGGCAGCATCCGCTACGCCACCAGCGACACCAGGGGCTAACGCTGTCCCACCAGCGCAACCAAGTGGAGACAAGATGGTTCCGTTATCTGCTTTGCATGAAGCAAGGGAAGAGATACGGCAGATGAAGGCACAGATGGAAGAGTTGAGGACTAGTTATGCTTCTCAACCGAACTTTCAACCCGGATACCCGCAACAGCCAGGATATCCACAGCCGCAGTATCAACCTGATCCCAGGCAGGAGTTAAATCATTTATGGGAAGAAGATCCGCGCAGGGCTATGCAGGCGGAACTTCGCATGGCTTTTGATTACTATGATAAGGCTAATGCCAGCGTAGACAACCAGGAAGCTCAAGTAGAAGCGAAATATAAGGACTTCGGTAACTTCCGCACGGAAGTGAGGCGATACCTTAAAGGCGTTCCTATTGATGCCAGAATGAGGCCTGGAGTTGTTGAAGCAGCTTATTTTCTTGTTAAGGGTCAAAAGACTGACGATTTAATTAATCTCAGCAAGGATGAGTTGATAGCGAAGATCAAGGCGGGAGAATTTGTGCAAGGAGTTTCAGGAACCGGAGGCGCTTCTGCTCCGTTGATACCTAATGTCATCAGGCCAACAGATGAGCAGGTTAAGGCTGCATCGGCCATGAACATGAGTGTTGACGAGTATATGAAGTGGATAAAATGATTTTACTAGGTGGATTAAAGAAACATATCAATAAAGGTGCGTATAGGGGCAAGCTTACTTGTCCTGTGTGCAGTTCTGAGGCCATAAGGTTTGTGGAAGATGTCACGCCGTTTAGGAAGAGGTATCGTTGCCGTAAATGCGGATCTCCTTTTCAGTATGACATTGGATTTGCAGATCCCGGAGCTCAGCCCGGCACTCATCCGTATGCCCCTTTTAAAAAACCGAAGTGGCAGAAAGTTGTTGCTGACTTCGAGAGGAGTAAAACAAGGAGATAATCATGCAGTTTCATTATGATTTAACACAAGCGGAACCGATTATCAGAGATTGCCCGGTATGCGGAACTTCTGATATTCTTAAAGGTGCGGTAGTAAGCTTAGAAGGTGCTATCACTACAGCTGCATATCGTTGGGCATTGCAGAATACAAATCCCGCTGAACTTAGTAATGTGGTTGGAGTAGCTCAGGAACTTTATGACTATTCCGCTCACATATCTAATTCAGGAGCAAATGCGGCAACATCTGCGGCAACCGGCGTATGCAACTATATCAAAGTTTGCATTAACCCGATGGCAGTTTGGTTGGCCGAGTATTCACAGCATGCTGACAATGATACGGTTAACACATCTGGCTCTTCCGGCGGTAAAGTTATCACAGCAACATTCACAACTGATCGTGAAGGTGATTGGGTCTATGTTACAAACGTAGGATCAACAATTGGCGGAGCAGGAAACTTGTTTATGATAGGAGAGTCTACTTCTACCACAAGTGTAACTGCAGCGACCAGCTATGATGACTACATGAAAACTACGAATACTTCAGATACATTTATTGTAGTGTACAATCCTTATTCTGCGTTGGCAGCGGGTGGATCTATTGATCTTAGCGCGGCAACATCAGATGCGGGTGTAGCTCTTAAAGGAGCAGCTACAACAGGTGCTGGAGCAATAGTAGCGGTTCAGAGTTATGTAACTGATAAGGCTACTCCGATGCAGGTTTTAAGAGTTGAAGCATGTTCTGGAAAGAATTATGATGCGGCTACTTGTAAACTTTATTCGGATGTTCACTTGAGCGATCATTTGCTTCTTGGGGCAAGCGTTTCAAACAGGATTATAAACTGATAGGAGGATTGTATGGGCGTTATAGTAAGTGAAAATTTTGGCTATCTTAACTAATAGGAGTATCCAGCATGAATGTTTCTAAATACAAAAAATATGATAGCCTGATAGTTAAGCTGTATTCCAGTGGTAATAGTTGCTATGCTATTAGTAAAGTTGTTGGTTTAAAAAAGAATACGGTTGATTATCGGTTAAAAGTAAATGGTATTAAGAAACGTTCTATTTCTGAGTCTTTGGTCGGAAAACCTAAATCGGAAGAACACAAACAGAAACTTTCAAAAATCAGAAGAGATTTGGGTTTGGCTAAAGGTTCCAGAAATCCTAAATGGAAGGGTGGAATTACTTCAATGGCCGAGAGTATCAGGAAGTCAGATGAGTATAGGATTTGGCGTCATGCGATTTTTGAAAGAGATAATTATACTTGTCAGGAATGTGGTGATGATGAGGGTGGAAATCTACATGCTCATCATATTAAACTACGGAGTGAGTTTCCTGAATTAACTTTGGCTATAGATAATGGCATAACCTTGTGTGTGGTTTGTCATAAAAGATTACACTCTAAAACACGGACTGGATTCACTTGCGGAGAATTGCTGGGAAACCCTAACGTAAAGACGAGGGCAATCAGCAGCCGAGCTCTCTACGAGAGAAGGTTCAACGACTATGCACCGCACTCGAAAGAGATGATATAGTCTGGTCTGCATGGAAACATGCAGTTAACAACAACGATTAGATCCAGGACTCAGAAAAATTTTTATGGATGAGTACGCCCTTCCTGAAGGACAAGTAGACAACTTGTTTGGCATGGAGAAATCTAGTAAAGCAACCGAGTATGACTTAGGCATCGGTGGAATGGGAGACATGGAAGAATTTGACGGCTCAATTCCTTACGGAGATTTCTCACAGCAATACAGGACAAGCTACACCCACAAGGAATGGGTTAAAGGTATTAAGATTGAGAGGAAGCTAGTGGATGATGATCAATATTCGGTCATTAATCGCAGGCCTCAGCAATTAGCTCTTGTGGCAAGACGTACGAGAGAAAAACATGGCGCTAGCGTGTTTAACAATGCGTTTAACACTTCGGTATTTACCGGCGGCGACACATATGCTCTTTGTGCTACTGCTCATACAAGAGTCGGAACATCGACCACAGTAGGAAACTATGGTACATCAGCTTTATCTGCTACTTCCGTAGAAGCAACACGTTTGCTTATGCGTCAGTTTACAGATGAGACAGATAACATAGTAACTGCGAAGGGAGATTTACTTTTAGTTCCGCCATCGCTGGGACAGACAGCATGGGAAATAGTTAATTCAGCAGGGAAATTGGGTACAGCTGACAACGATCCTAACTATTCTAAAGGCCGTTATAAAATAATCGAATGGGATTATTTGACTGATTCGAATAACTGGTTTTTAATTGATAGTAGGATGGCTAAAATGTTCTTGAAATGGTTCAATCGTATACCGGTTGAATTTAACAAGGATAAAGATTTCGATACCTTAAACGTAGGGTCATTTACCAGTAATGGTAAAAAGCAAATGGATGAAACTGCTGGAAACAGCTTAGAGCTTCAACTACTTATCGCAGAAGCAGAATCTATAGCGAATAGTAAAAATGTTGAAGATTGCTCAATCAGCAGGCAAGCTTTAGAACAGGTGGAATAATGGATATAAACTTTGGAAATTATTTAGCTGGTTTAGTAGACGGAGAAGGAAGTTTTGGGTTGCACAAACATACGCAACATAAACATCTTTCAGCTATGTATTTTCCCAGGTTCAATATTCATTTAAGAGCAGATGATACACCCATCTTACTTCAGATACAGAAGTTTCTTGGCGTTGGTAAGATATATTTTCATAACAACATTGAACGTAATCCCATGGTATCTTACCAAATAGACAATGTTAAGGACTTAATGAAGGTTATAGAAGTCCTTGATATTTGTCCGCTTCGCGCTAAGAAGGCAAGAGAATATGCCATCTGGAGAACTTGTGTAATCCTTAAGCAAAAACGTGGAAGACACGAATATCTTCCTATTGCTTATGAGCAACTTAAGGACCTCAAGAGTTTTAAAGAAGCTTCAGAGACTATAATATCCACTCCTGTGAAGGATGAAGGTATAGTCCGATCTGTATAGAGATATACAGTTAACATAAATGACGTTTCGAAATGGTCAACTTATACCCGTTACAGCTATGGATTCAGTGATTGGAGTTGGATTTACGGTCACGCGGTAAGTTAAGTTTACTAACGGGTAAGCGCAGGTGTGATTCCTGCGGGTAGCCTGGGGAGGTTTAAATACCTCTCCAGGGTATTCCTAAAAAAGGAGTTAATATGGGTTTAACGCATTTTCCAAACGGTATAATGGCCACCCCCGTAATCGGCGGAGCCAACATGTTCGGTGCGCAAGGTAGTGTATATTTTGTAGATCCGGTAGACGGCAATGATAGCAATAGCGGTAAGTCGGTAGCAACTGCACTTAAATCAGTTGCGGCCGCCTATGCTAAGTGCGCAGATGGTAAAAATGATGTGGTTTATTTTCTGTCAAATGGTACTACGGGCGCTGGTACGGCTGATGTTCTTACCACAGCTATTACCTGGGCAAAAAACAGGACACATCTTATTGGCATATGCGCTCCGCAGTTATTAGGTCAAAGATGCCGCATCAATACTACGACAGCGATGACCCCAATGTTCAAGGTTACAGGACGTGGTTGTTATTTTGCTAATATACAATTTAGCAACAATCATAGTCATGCTACAGCGGGGGCGGTTTGTGTGGAGATTGAAGGGGATAATTCATCTTTTGAAAATTGTCAATTCCAGGGTTTAGGTGCTTTAGCAGTAGTGGATAATAGCCATCGTGCGCTGGTTATAGATGATGCGGATGATTGCTATTTTAAAAACTGTACAATAGGGCACGATACCCAGGACTTTGGCTCTGCTGCAAGCTATGTGCTTGAGTATTCTGGTACGGATTGTGCAAGAAGTATATTTGAAGATTGTTTGTTTTTAGGTGGCGGTTCTTCTAGTGCGTTCTTTATTGGAATGGGTTCTTCGACAACCACATCTACACACATATTTAAAGATTGTGTGTTCTTCAACAACTATCTTGGTAGTATGGATACTATGGCGTATGCGATAAGTGTTACTGGCTCGAATGGTATTATCATTTTGCAAAATTCTTCGTTTACTGGAGTTGATGAAATTGCAGATGATCCTGGTAACATTGTTTCCAATACAACTTATCCTACTGCAGCTGATTCAGGTAAGACCGTGGTTATTACAAAAGCGTAAAGATTGGAGGGGAGGCTTAGGTCTCCCCTCATTTTTCAAGGAGTTATATGAAAAAACAAAAAATATTTCAGTTGTGCCCTGGTTGCGGTGGTACAGGGAAAGTAAGTAAAGGCGATGACGAACAGGTGTGCACTAATGGTATGAAGAAGATTGAGTGGGGTTATCTTAAAGTAGAAGAGGAAGAGGAGGATGAATAGTAATGGCAACAGGCGGTTCAGGAGTAGATAAGGGTCAATGGGGCAAAGCGCGTTTAGATAAATCTCCTAATCCTCCCGGTTACAAAGAAAGTAATATGGGGCACGAAGCTGGGTTGGCACGGAGAAAACAAAGCAGGGCGGCTAAAATTTCTCCCCTGCGTAAAAATTAAGGAGGAAAGTCATGGTTAGAGGAAAGGGAATAAAGGAGATATTAACTCCTGCAGAGAAAGAAGCGTTGAATGATCAGAAAAGGGAGTTGGAGACTACGTTAAAAGAAAAGAAAGAATATAGCGGGAGTACTGCCGGGCAGTCTATTGATGAGAATAGGATTAAGCGCGAGATAGGGCGAATCGATAAAGCTATAGCTGATAGAGAACCGCCGAGGCTAAATGCAGTTCGTAAAGATAAGCTGGCTAAAGAATTGTCTGAAATAGAAGGTAGATTGTCTCAAGGAATACCTAGCAGGTATGAGATGGATCATCCAGAAAAGAACGCAGGCGCGGTACGTAAACATATGCGATGGACGGATGTAAACAGGGCAGACATCATGAGATATAAACATCTTCAACGTACACTTAATCCTGATAACCCTGAGAGTTATGAGCGGTTAAGAAAGGAGAAATAAACATGGCTGCAGCAACAGTAACGAGTACAAGTTATGGCTATCATGTGACCGGAGGAACTGATGCTACTACAGTTTCTACCCAAAAAGTAAAAGTAAAAAATTTTCTGTTTGTGCCAGATGATGACGATGATACAGTAGCGATTACAGATTATGCTGGAAATGCTGTATTAACAACAGTTGGGCCTAATGCTGACGAGGTAAAGGAAATTCCCTTTAGCGGGATTCTTGATGGCATTAAAGTTACACTTAATGATGATGGTAATGTATTACTGATAATGGTGGAATGAGGAGGAATTATGGCTGATAGAGGCGGTTTAATGCCTGAGGCGCGTTTAAGCAAGGAAGAGGCTAACTATCGACACAATGAAAGATGTTCAACATGTGATCACTTTATCTCTTCGGGACATTGTGAAGTTGTTGCAGGAAACATCTCTCCCGAAATGGTATGTGACAAATACGAAGTGCGCTCATTGCATCCACAAGGTAAAGATAGAAGCTATTACGAAGAGGAATACAATAAAAGCAAGAAGGTCTAATGGCAAGTTATTTCGAGCCAACTCCTAACATGACAGATGCGTATCATACTGATGCTACGCATAAATGGTTTGGTAAGGCCCCGAAAGGAGCATTCACTTCTAAGGCTAGTTGGCAGATATTTAAAATAGAGTACGATGGGAGCGATTGGATTATAAAGTATCCGGTGGATACGTCTACCAACTTGGCTTCGGATGCCCCTAAATTTATTTGGGACTCGGTAGAAACCTACACCTATAGAATCTTGGGCACTTAATGAGTGATGAAGTAACATTTAATCCGTGGACGAATAAATTAGATTGGACGAATAATCCGAAAGAGGCTATCACTCACTCTGATCTTTCCGATATGCCTGATACTCTCGGAGTCAACACCGACCACGATGCCCGGTATCTTACGGATGCTCCATCTGACGGATTCCCATATAGTCGTAAAGATGGTGCTTGGGAACGGATATCTCTATTAGAACCCGTAGAAGAACATTGGGATATCACAGAAGGATTGCCTCTAGCTCCTGAAGACGGTGATAGATATATCTCTGATGGAACAGATGAAGAGCTTGGTTGGTATGACGGTTACATCTATGAGTATGATGCTGAAGAGGACGAGTGGTTTGAAACTATTCCCCTTGAAGGGATGATGGTATGGCTGATATTTGAGATGGTTTGGTGGGTATTTTTTTCTGGTGGTTGGATGGAAGTAGGGTCGGGAACTTATGTCCCCTACACAGGAGCAACTACTGATGTAAATTTAGGCTCTAAAAACCTCACCACCACAGGCACAGGGACATTTGGCCATATCGTAGAAACCACGCCTACCTTTCTGAAACTAGACCAATCCACCCCGCAGACAGTCACAGCATCTCCTATTCTCGACTGGGGGACAGCTGGGAGGATACCTTTCTTCTCTGCAACTGAGACACTCACGGATTCGGCTAATTTATCCTGGGATGCGACGAATAGCAGGTTAGGCATCGGGACGACATCACCCTCCGCAAAACTTCACTCGCTCGCAACAACTGAACAGTTACGTCTTGGGTATGATACTGCAAACTATGCTTCTTTT